TTGGATGTTGGTTCGCGAGCCTATTTTTTACACGTATATACTTATAAAGCCTGATTAACATAATTCATTAAATAAGTCCAATTTTTCAATAGATTTTTCCAAATTGGACTTATTTAAGTTATTAAATAAATAGTCTGTATTTGGAGTTTCCTCATTTTTTTTTATATCTTTATAAATCGAGTTTATTTTTGAAACTATTACTTGGACTGCTTCTTGGTTTTCAATAATATTTATTGAATAATTCAATTCTTCAATTAATAAAGTAAATGCGAAATATATTATATATTTTCGTTTTTTTTTAACGCTATTATTATATTTAATTATAAATAAATCAAAGAGATTTTTTATTATTTTATGTTTTAATATGCTTGTGCTACTACTAGCGCTAATGCTACTAGCATTGCTAGCACTAGTGCTAATATTATATTTTTTGTCTGTTATTGACGGGTCGCTATAATAAAAATAGTATATCCCATACAATCCATATTAGGTCGTGTGTATGCCCGTGAGGTGCAAATGTTCTATTTTCGCAAACGCATTTTCTCTTCTTTTTAGCACATATATTTTCATATTCTATTAGCCACTCATACCAATAACAAACTTGAATAATATTTTTACTTATTAAATTATAAACCATTTCATTTATTGGTATAATTAGTTCTTTTGGGTCGTCGTGTTTTAAAATAATATCTATATAAGTTACATTTGGGGCTTTAAATTTTTCACTCATTGAAGATAACTCAAATGAATTATTTTTGTCTAAATTTACATCACATATAACATTCTTTTTTTGTGAATAACATAAAACACATATTAGCTCACAAAATAATTTGCGGATTTTATCATTGTTCCTCATTTTTATAATATTATCGATGTAGCCATTCTTTAAAATAGCTACAAAATTGTTATAACGCATATTTAAATATAATGTTAATTTTGGATTACCATTATGTATATATTTGTATGAATAATATAAAATAGCATCCCATAAGTCCAAAAAATGTCCAGCACATATGAATTCTGCACTCCAATAACACGCATTTTCGATTTTTTCATCATATAAATTTTTTATTAACTCAAGTCGAGCTTTCGATTTTTGAAACTTTGAAAAAGTTATGTTCTTAAATGACTGTCTGCCATCATTTATGTAAGATGATTCCATAATTATTAATAGTATTTAATACTTATGAAATACATAAAAAATTATGTATTAATACATAAATTTTTATAATAATAGTTAAATTTTTATAATAATAGTTAAATTTTTATAATAATAATATAATATTATTATTTTATAATAATGAATTTTATAACAACTAATATTTTTAAAGCCTATAAAAATTTTGCTAATTTGCCATTATTGCATAAAATATTTTTTATACTTTTAATAATCATATTTATTCATTTAGTAAATTATAAACCATTAATATATGAAAATTATGATGATATGACATCAGGAAAAAGATTTGAAAGCAAAATAGACAACGAGGTTTTTGATATGTTTTATTCTAAATATTATGATGATATTCACGAAAATAAGGAACGAGATGTTGCTCAATTAAAAATAATTCTAAATTATGCTAAAAATAAAAAATTTGTTAAATTTTTGGATATAGGATGTGGAACAGGATATCACGTAAGTTTATTAGATAAAATGAAATATGATGTTGTTGGTATTGACAAATCTAAAACAATGATAGATGCCGCAAAATTAAAGTATGCGGATTGTAATTTTAAAGTTGGTGACATACTAAATAATAATTTATTTGATTATAGTTCATTTACACATATAATATGTCTAAATAAAACTATTTATCATATTAAAGATAAAGACACTTTTTTTGATAATTGTTCGTTGTTATTGACTAGCGATGGGCTATTAATAATACATCTTATAGATAGAGATAAATTCAAACCATTTATTATTTATAAAAATGATAAAACGGTCTTATATAATCCTGAAAAGCATAATAATATTATTACAAGAAATTTAATTAAAATTAATTCAAATTTAGAATATGTATGTGAATATGAAAAAAGCGACACTAATACTATTAATAACACTAATAGCACTAACGACACTAATACTAGTAATGAAATAGAAAAGATAGACTATTTAAATAATCCATATTCGTATTATAAAGAAACTTTTCAAAATGTTCAAACAAATAGTGTTCGTAAAAATATTATTAATTTATATATGCCAACAATCGAAGAAATATTAACTATTGCTAAATTAAAAGGATTTATTATAAAAGATAAGAAATCTTTAGATTTCATTGATCATGACAATGAGTTTTTATTTATTCTTAAAAAAGTTTCATAATATTTTAATTATCTGTGATATTTGCTTGCTCGTGCGAAGGAATCTAATACAAATAATATAAATAATCCCAAAAATAAATATAAGATTAACTCTTCGGTAATATGATTAGTTTTTTCATTATGTTGCTCTTCTAATAAATGTATTATATAATCTAATTTTTTTAATAATTTATTATTGTCAAAATTCAGACTATTTTCATTATTTGAAGGTATATAATTATAACTTTCATTGTAATTTGACAAGTTATTTTTTGCTGAATTTAAATTTCCTAATATATTTGATTTTTCCAAGTTATATAATGAATTGTTTTGATAATTCTGATCATTTTGATTTTTTTGATTATTTGGAATAGTTGGATTATTTAAATTATCTAAAAATTTATTTTGAGGTAAATTATTGCCCTCTTCTCTCATTTTTTGTATTTTAGCTAATTCGCTATTTAAACTATTAGTTAATGATGTGCTAATAGTTTCGTCTATTAAATTAGATTGATAACTTGTATTATTATAAGAATCGTCCTCCTCATTATTATCATGAATCTGTGACATTAGATTTCCTAAACTTGTTATTTTATTTTTATTAGCATCATTATTCTTTATGCTTGTATCGTCAAATTCAACATTTTTCTTCTTTAAAGTTTTATTTAAACCAGATGATGGTTTCTTAATTAATTTAGTTTCTATTAAATTATTATTTTCAGAATCTAGTAGAGCAGGGCTTAATTGAAACATATTATACTATTATAAAAAAATAAGATTATATTATTTGTAAAATATACTAAATAAAGTTATTTATAACTTGTTTTTAAAAATTTTATAATGTAAAAAATCTATAAAAAATTAATTTTTATATTAATATATTAATTTAATAATATATTAATTTCATAATATATTAATTTCATAATTTCATAATTTTATGATTTCATAATTTTATAATTTCATAATTTTATAATTTCATAATTTCATAATTTTATAATTTCATAATTTCATAATTTTATAATTTCATAATTTTATAATTTCATAATTTCATAATTTCATAATTTCATAATTTCATAATATATTTTTTAATAATAATATATTATTATTATAATATATTATGAATAATCAATATAAAAATTTTAATAATTTCTTAAAAAAATATGATCCTATTAAGATATTACAAAACATAAGTACAAGTAAAATTTTGTTGGGTGTATTTATGATATTTATGAATATAGGTTCAAGATATATTGAATTAAAATTAACAAACGGACAAGAAATGATACTAAAAAATATAGCTCGTGAAGTTCTAATTTTTACAATATCTTTTATTGCTACTAAAGACTTAATAATATCTTTTATTATAACAGGCGTTTTCATAATTTTAGCAAATTTTGTATTTAATGAAAAATCAAAATATAATATATTACCTGAGAAATACAAAAAATTAGCTTCAATAATTGATACAAATAAAGACAAAATTATTTCTGATGATGAAATTAATAAAGCATATGATATATTAAATAAAGCTCGCGGTCAAATTGATAATTACAAAAAATTAGAAAAAATAGAAGCTTTTAACAATATTAGTAAGCAATATTAAATAATTTACATTAATAAATATATATTAATATATTAATTATTAACTATAAATATAGTATGGCAGGTACAAGAAGAAACGTATGTAAAATAATAATAAAATTAACTAGCAATGATGAGGATGATGATAAAGAATTTACAATAAATAATATGACACAAATTTTATTACAGAATTTTGCAGACATGGACGATGGTAAACCTCCAGGAATAACTAAAGAAAGTTTTATTTTTATGTTAAAAGACAATTATTATATTAATAATGATGTATTAAAAAGTATAAAATCGACTAAAGTAGAAAAAATAAAATTTACATTCAAAGATTATAACAATAGACAACCATCGGGAATAATCGATGAATTTTATACCCCTATTATATCTTATAGTTATGATAACGATGTTGTAATTAAAACTTTAGAATTAATTTTAAAATTTACTTCAGAACATTTATTAAGATTAGATTTATTAAAAAAATCTAATAGGAATACAGAAGACAAAAAAATAAAAAAACCAAAAAGAAGAAAAAAAGTAGATGAAGAAGGAGAAGGAGAAGAAGAAGAAGGAGAAGAAGGAGAAGAAGGAGAAGAAATTTCAAAAAATACAAAAATAACTGAACTAATAACAGCTATAAGGGACTTTAACAATCCTACTCCTGCTATCGTTCAAGAATTTATTGAAAAATTTAAAAGAGTATATTATATATTAACTGAAAAAGAGGTAATGTCTTATTTAAAGTCAAAATATGATAATAGTAGCAGTAAAGAAGCAGATGACTTTAGAAAGAATTTAAGTAAAATTATGTTAAAAAGTTATTCGGACCCAGATACAAAAATTAATCTTAATCAACTTGAAACATACCAATATTTTTTGGATGATAAATATATTGATTATATTTTTGAAACTATACAAAATAATATATCAGCAGCGTCAAAGAATAATCAACAATCAAATTATGGGTATGGGTATCGTCCTAATTTGCTTAATACACCAGAAATGATAAAGCAAATAATAAAAGAAAATATTAAATATGTATATCCAGATAAAACAAATATTGAAACATTAGCTGAAAGCGAAGAGCAAGATATATTATTATTTCACAACATTTTATATATAATAAAAAAAATTTATTTATTGGATACTACAATTATTAATTATGAAGATAATGATATAGATGACATAGCAAAAACATTCTATATTAAAAATCTCACATTGGAACAAAATAATCCCTTTAAGCTAGATAAGTTTAAAACTAATAATTATTACAATGTAATAATTAAATTTAGATGTGATATAAAATATATTAATTTAAATCCTATATTAAAAATCAATTACATAATAGATGATTTAGAAATTTTAGACAAAACTAATCAATTAAAAACAAATGAATTTGACCCGAAGAATTTCTTTAAAAACCAAGATTTCAAAAAATATAATTTAACATATATTTATGATACCATTGATTATAAGTCTAATTATGACAAAATAAATAAAATATTAAATACAATAAAAATACAAAAAATTATAAAGAGTAAAGAAGAAATATTTTTTAATGAAACAGCTTTAAAACATTTTAATGTATCCTTAAAAATAAATTTTAAGGAAAGTGATAGTAAAGAAAATGATGATAAAGTTAAAAAAAAAAATATTAATTTAAATATAATATATTTTTTGAAAGATATACTAAAGTTATATAACGGTAAAGAAATTATAACCAATAATAATAGTTACTTTATTTATGATACATTAATAACAGGCACTATTAATAATATAACTCCAGAGGCGCCTAGTTCTATATTAAAATGTTATAGCATTATTCAAAATAAAATTATCACATATAATAATTTTAAAAAAGAAAAAATTATAAAGAATTTTTATAACAAAATTGAAACATTACAATTACAAGAAGCAATACCTTTTAATGATGAAAAATTCAATATTTATAAACTTAAATCGAGAGATAATAGAATAAAAAGAAACACATATTATATTTCTATTATATTTTTATGTTACAAACCAGATGAAAAGGGTAATAAACCAAGTTTACAAAAACGATTAATAGGTGAAGTATGTTTAGATAGAGCCAAACTATTAGATAAGGCTTTTTATGACTTATTTTACAGTAAATTAAATATTCCAGAAACCTATCTATATAATAAACTTTTAAACTTACAAAAATCAAAACAAGCAACAACTGTTAAAAATAAAGAACCTCTTCTTATTAAAAATAAAGAAAATCCTCCTAATTTAGAAACAAAAATAACTGGTGGGAAAAATAATCATACACAGAAAAATAAAAAATATTTTTAATTTAATATTTTTTTAATTTAATATTTTTAATTTAATATTTTTAATTTAATACTTTTTAATATTTTATATTTATATAAAATGACTAAAGGAGGACTTATAAAAACAATTCAAAAGAATATACCTTTCAAAAAATTATCCACTACATTTATAAGTTTAGCAATCTTATTTATATTAAGTATAGTTCTATACTTCATATTTAATAAATATATTGTAGAAGGTAATCAAAATATGAAGGCAAAGCCAAATATAAAGGAATATATGACAGACCCACTTGCTGGACTAAATAACGCAATAAAAGGAATAAAGAATGATTCAGCAAAGAATGATTCAGCAAAAAATGAATCAGGAAAGAAGGCAGTAAGCAATGAAACAAATAACAATTAAGCAATTTTTACATTATTTTTTTCATTTTTCATTCTTATAAAAATAAAAAATGAAAAAAAATCATATTAATAACGAATTGGGTTTCCGTTTGTTTTATGCATTATTAACTCTACTATTTCATCATACATATCATTTGGTATAATTATTTTTTCTGATGTTGAATTATCAATTACATAAGGAAGATCTTTTAATGCTTTTTTATTATTATCTCGTTTTTTTATATTATCTTTCGTTATGTCAATATCCTCACCGTCATTAACTAATTTTAATACCTCCATTTTTTGACTATTTGTTAAGTCATTTAATTTTGCTAATAATTCTAAAGTATTGCTCGAATTATTATTTTGTGATTTAACTAATTCTAAAGCTATATCTATAGATATTTTTTCAGATATTTCGCTTTTCATATCTAATAAATGTAACACTTCTTCAGGTAGATCTCTTAATTTTAAATATTTTTGAATAGTTGCATTTGATATATTGACTTTTGATGATAAATTATCCATATTTTTATCGCTTGCTTCATATAATTTAGCAAATGCTTTTACTTTATCACACGATGTCATAGGATTACGTTGCATATTTTCAACCAAACTAATTTGATGTGCTTTAGTTGTATCTATTTCTAAAATATTACATGTAACTTTCTCTCTATTTAATTTTTTCATAGCAAGAAAGCGACGTTGTCCCGCAATAATTTCATAAGTATTACTATTTTTATTAAATAATACAGTTATTGGATTTATTAAACCATTAGTATTAATATCTTTTGCTAAATCAGATATATTTGTCTCATCTTTAACGCCGTTTAACATTTTTCTTACGTTAGTTGGTGATATAAATAATTTATTAATTTCAATATCAAGTATATTCATTTATTAATAATAAATACTTTTCTTTAAATACTTTTAATAGCTAATAAAAATTGATATTATTGGTAACTATTATTGGTAACTATTATTGCTTTAAAATATGCTTGTTAAGTTAAATGACCTAGAATTGGTCAAAATTGTATCTAGGCCATCAAAAGTATGTAAAACGCCGTATGTTGCTGATATAGAGCTTGGTGACGGTTCAATTGTTCAAGCTCATTGTGCTTCATTAGGTTGCTGTGGATTATGCGAAAAAGATTGCTATGTTTATGCCTCTCCTATAAAATCTAATTGTGTTCAGTCCAAATCGAAAGTTTGTTCTTATAAAATTTATTTGGCGAGCTTTTATGAAGAAAAAGTAATTGATAAGCAATTGTTCATTAACAAACAATTAATTGGGATTGACCCTAAATTAGCCGAAACATTAGTTGAAAATGCGTTAACGCAAAATTATTTGAGAACCTTGTCTAATATTAAGAGCTATAAGCGTGAAGTTAGTTTGCTCGACTCACGATTTGATTTTAGTGGAGTAGATGAACAAGGTAAATATTTTGTATTGGAAGTTAAGAATGTTCCGCTTGCTGATTATGCTGATGTATCTAGCACAGACCGCAAAAAAATGATTAAAAATGGCGATTTTGCTAATATTGCTATTAATGAAAAGATTTCTTATTTTCCGGACGGATATAGAAAAAAGAAAGATGCTGTTGTTAGTGAACGCGCTCTAAAACATATTAATGAACTAACCGAACTTACCCAGTCAAAAATTATTAGGCCTATAATTTGTTTTGTTGTTCAGCGAACAGATGTTTCTAGTTTTCAAGCGTCATTATTAGATCCTATATATAAAGTTGCCTTTAATGAAGCACTTAAGCAAGGTGTTGAAGTTATTGTATTGGTTGTTTCTTGGAATGCTAATGGAGAGGCTAGTTTTGTAAGTTGTGATTTGCCTGTGAATTAATTATTTGTTTATATCAAAATTTATATTAACTCTTTGATATGAAATGTTTTTTGTTGTATAAATATTACATTTTATTCATTATAAATATAATTGGAACTGCTACTATCATACAAATTAGCGGAAAAGCAAACATATTACCAGAATTGCTTCCTTCTTTTCTAGACGCTAACTCTGTTGTTGAATCGCTAGTACCTGATTGTTCTGGTCTATCTCTACCTGTTTGTACTTCTGTACCTGATTGTCCTGGTCTATCTCTACCTGTTTGTACTTCTGTACCTGATTGTTCTGGTCTATCTCTACCTGTTTGTACTTCTGTACCTGATTGTCCTGGTGGTTTTCCTGTTGGTTGTATTACATCTTCTCTTGCTGGTGGTTTTTCAGTATCTGATTGTTCTGGTCTATCTCTACCTGTTTGTACTTCTGTACCTGATTGTTCTGGTGGTTTTCCTGTTGGTTGTATTACATCTTCTCTTGCTGGTGGTTTTTCAGTATCTGATTGTTCTGGTCTATCTCTACCTGTTTGTACTTCTGTACCTGATTGTTCTGGTGGTTTTCCTGTTGGTTGTATTACATCTTCTCTTGCTGGTTGTATTACATCTTCTCTTACTGGTGGTTTTTCTTTTGCTCTTCTTGGTAAGTATTCTCGTATTCGTATTTTTGGTTGTTCTATTGGTGGTGGTTCTGGTTGTTCTATTGGTGGTAGTTCTGGTTGTTTTGCTGGTGGTGGTTCTGGTTGTTCTATTGGTGGTGGTTCTGGTGGTTTTTGTTTTGCTGGTGGTGGTTCTGGTTGTTCTATTGGTGGTAGTTCTGGTGGTTTCGGTGGTAGTTCTGGTTGTTTTGGTGGTTCTGGTTGTTTTGGTGGTTCTGGTTGTTTTGGTGGTTCTGGTTGTTCTATTGGTGGTAGTTCTGGTTGTTTTGGTGGTTCTGGTTGTTTTGGTGGTAGTTCTGGTTGTTTTGGTGGTGGTGGTAGTTCTGGTTGTTTTGGTGGCAGTTCTGGTTGTTTTGGTACTAGTTCTACTGCTACTGGTACTACTGGTGGTGGTTCTATTCTTGTTAGTACTGGGTTTAGTTTTGGTGGTTTTATACTTATTAGTAAGTGTGGCTTTTGTTCTGGTTCTTGTGGTCTTCGTTGTGCTAGTCGTGATGGTCTTGGTCCTAATAATTTTTTGAATAGTGATTCTTGCTTTGATTGTTTTAGTAAATTTTGTGAATGTGCTGTTTCTAGTGATTCTCTAATTGCACGCTCATAATCATCGTCATTCGCTTGTATTGGTTGCGGATTTGCTACTATTATTTGTAGATTTGCTTCTAATGTGGTTGTAATTTGTTGACGTACAATTCCAGTTTCCATTATACTAGTATAATTAGGATAGTCTATGGTATATATCTCTCTACTATTATTCGCTCTAGACACCCATCTGATTTTTCTATAATCAGGGGTTACATTTACTGGAAATATTATACTATAATGTGATAATCCCGTATAATATAGCCATATACCATCATTACAAGTATTTCCAGTAATAATGAAGTTATCATTATCATTCCTAATTATAATAATATTTATATTAGTCATCATTTCAAAAGCTCTAATAATTACTTCATCTCCCCATACCCCATTTGTTATCATATTATTAGTATATTTATTAAGAGCATAATTATATTTATCAAATTCATCATCTATTTCCATATAATCATGGTCATTAATATATAAATACGATATTACAATTCCTAATGTGACCGGGTTAGTATCCCACTCTTCGCCGTTACTCCTAGTATGATTTTCTTGAATCCATGATACAATAGCCGCTCTAAATGGTTCAACATTAGTGCTTACAAATTCTTCAATCTCTTCATCAGACACTGTATATATATCAAAATCAACCTCTATACCAAAAATCGGATGTAATTTCTTTAAACGTATTAATCCATATAATAATGAATAAAATAAACAATTTCCATCTCCTAGGATGTTTAATTTATGTAATATTGGAGGTATACACTGCACTTGTCCTAGTATTGGTTCTGCTGGTCTTGGTTCTGCTTCTGCTTCTATGACTTTTATATCAGTTAAAATTTTTGTAAATTCAATAAGTAAGTTAGGGATAGGATAGAATATATTATTAAAATCTGTAACTTTAATAAGTATTATTTCTAATATTTGACAATTGTTTTCGTGTATTTCAAATGTATTATCATCAAACAAATATATTATGGGGTCAAGCGAATCTAGCATAGGGTCTAATGAATCGTCTGCTGTATGGGGTAGTAATGTCCTCTTAACATAAAGTTGACTGGCAATATATATGGCATAAGGTTTTAATCCTAGCTCATCAGCATTATCCCATTCATCGTCTTGAAAATTCGTTTTGGTTAACTTAGTATTTTGTGTAAAATCTGTTTTTGCTTTGTAATAGTTTGCTTTCATTATTGTAGGATTCATAAAATAAAAATTTTCTGATTCTGCAAACACCTTTCTGTCGACATCATCTTTAAAAAAATGTTCCAAAAAATCTCCCACACTATGATCATGTTCAGTTATTATCCATAAGTAGTTCTTACTTTCAATAACTTTTTTCATATTTTGAATAATTTTACCTCTAAAACTAGTTTCTTGTGCATCTAAATCAGATAAATATAAGTGACCAAATCTAACTAATGTATTACCAATATCAAATACAAATATATATTTTAGTGTATCGTTGAAAAAACTATCAGATTTATCAGATCCAACAGCAGAAAGAGGGGTTAAACTAACCTCTGGTTCTGTTTGTTTTAATTGTATCAATATAGGTTTATGGTCTGATGATGGATGTATTATATGATCGGGTATATGATTGTCTTTTTTAATTTCTAAATTACTATTAACTAATATATAATCTCCATAAGATGAATAATTAACGTCTGACCCAACAATACAACATGTATTTGGTGGCCGATTGAATGTTTTCACTTTTAATGCTTTTATTTTTTCTATATGTTCTATTTTTGAATGCTTAAAGGGTTGAAAATCTTTCCAAAAATTCCTAGTAGTATCATTAGAATCATTAAAATCACCAGCAACAATTAGATTTATAGATGTTGAATGATTATTCATATATTGAAGACATGGGTAATATTCTTCCCTTAAGGATTGAGCATCGCTAACACTATTTGTATATATACGTATAAACTTATTTAAATCTTTTGATAATTGTTGTTCAAGATTGTCCTTGGTATTAGAATGACCATTATGTAAATTAATAAATATATAATCAGCTCTTGTTTTTATATTGTGTAAAACTAAAATATGATAAGGACGTCCATTTGGTTCACCGTTCATGGACATAATTTCACCAGTTTTAATACAATCAAGGTGATACTTTGTTGTATTATTGAAAAATGTGACTAATTCTACATTACCATTTTCGCCTATTCTATGATGAGCAACCCCCATTTTTTTTAATCTTTCAGATTTAGCCTTTATAGCTCTCCAATTTGATGCTTCTTGTAAAGCAATAAAATCAAACTCCTCTACATCTTTTTTATCAATACTATCTATAGTAGATGCAACATTAGTAAGACATTTATTATTACTAGCACTAGTTTCCTTACATTTTTTTACTAGTTCTCTTGTTGAGTCTTTCTTTGTATTACCTGTCATAGCAGACCAACATATATTCCAACTTAACACATTTATTAGATCTTCAGTTCCTCCATATTGTTCTAATTTTTTTTTTTTATTTTTTAAAGTGAATTTTTTCTTATAAGTATTTTTATTACTTATTTTATTCATTCATAATATATATAATATATATATTATAACTAAATTTTAACATATTATGACCATTTAAATATTATTAAATAATTATTTAAATATAACTTGAGAAAATATTACAATTAATAATTTTTAATTATGTATAACATAATATTATTAGTATTAACATATAGTTTGCCATCATTAAATAATGTATATAGTGGTTCACTTAATATTCCATTATTTGGTAAACAAAATATAGAATTTGAGAGATTAAAACATAATACTTCACGAGTCAGATTATATGGACTAATAAATTGCGACGGACTAGTTTATAATGATGAAAATTATGAACTTATTACTAAAGATGAAACTACTATGAGTATGAGCTATGAATTAGACCAATATTTAAAAAATATAATGACTAAATATAGGTGTTCTATTAAAGCACCCTATTACGATACAATAAGTGATACCATATTATTTGTATTAAAAATAAATATGCTTGGATTAACCAAAAGTATTAGATTGCTTAATACTAATAGTTAATAGTTAATACTTAAAAAACGAAATATTATAATAACTATGAACTATTATATGTGCAATTATTGGGGCAACATACCATAACTCGCCAAAAATGCTATTTAGTTTACTATGTAAATTAGCTTGTAAAAAAGGAATAGTAATTAAGCTTGTTCCGACACCTATTAAAAATTGTTGCCTAACTCTCCATTTTCTTTTATAAATAGTAAAATAATGTCTAGGAGTATGGTATAGCGTTAAATAACATTTACTTATTAGTGGACATTTAAGCCATAATAAGTGAAATAATGAGCTAAAAGAATATTTACACAGTTTGTTTTTTATATTAAAGTCATCGGCAATATGATAAATAGAAAATACAATTAATAGCATTTTGCGTTGAATATGCGAACAATAATATATACATAAACCACTTAAAAAATTGCTTGCTAATGTTGCATATGGACTAACTATTAAACTTGTTGCTCCATGACCAAATGTCGGAATTAATAAAGGATATTTTATTAGCATTATTATTAGTAATATTAGTAATATTATTAATAATGTTATTATACATAAAAAAATGTATTGCGCGAGAATATATTTAAAAAAATCACTTAAAGACAATTCGCAAATTTATAATTTGACTAACATCTCTGTATTATCCGCCATAAACTTGCTAACAAGTTCATCAGGTATTTCTGTAAAAGCTACTAATTTTTTATTTAATTCATATTTTTCATAAGCATTTTCCTTTTTTAGTGCTTCTAAAAATAATTCATTATTTTCATAATATTTTTCACACGTCTTTGGACCGCATTTCTTAAATATAGGCATAATGTTGTCTGACTTATCACCTAATACAATTTTATAAAACAAATTTTTTTCTGGTTCTCTAAATACTTTGCTACCTTCTTTCAAAAATTTGTTTTGAAAATTCACAATTTCGGTATGCTCATCTAAAAGTTGTAAATAATCATGGTCATTTGCTATTATATATATTTGCGCATCTGAATATTTATTGCGAATGTAATTTTTGGTAATAGCAATAATATCATCAGCTTCCAAATTAGGAAACTGTAATACAATGTTTGCACCTGCCTCATATAAAAGCTTATTGCTGTCTTGATAAATATGTTTGAAAAATGGTCCTCCCATAAATTCATCGCCTTTGTCACCTATACCTTTGTCTCTCGTACCTTTGTAATCAGAATATAAAGTATTTCTCCAAATATCTTTACGAGGACAATCACGAGCAGCAATAATTGTAGTTGTTTTTTTATGTATTTTTTGCTTCTTTTTAAAGCCATCTAGCCCTAGGCTAAATGTTTTCATAAACTTTTCTACAAACTCTTCATTTTCATATGGATTGTTTAAAGGTGTTTCGGGATTTGAGTGCCCCCACCACTGTATAATGGCGAAATATCTATAAAATATCCAATAACTCGTATCTACTAATATAAAAATCTTTGGCTCTTGTTTTAGTTCCTTTTCCATATTATTAATAATTGTAATAAAATATTTATATTGTTACCAAATATTATCAATTTTATTATTATAAACAAATTATTTAAAGTTATGTAAATATGCTTATTAGGCGTTAATATGAGTGTAACTTATACATATAAGAATATTATTCTTCTAGTATGTAACGTTATTAATGTAATTTATCATTTACCTCAAATTATAAAAACTTATAAAACAAAATCCGTTAAAGATTTTGATCCGTATTATTTATTTTTGGGTAATCTTCATAGTTTTTGTTGGGTGCTATATAGTATTGAGGATAATAATAGTTTAATGATATTTAATAGTTGCGTTACAATGTTTTCTATTTCTTTTGTTAGTTATTACAAAATACACTCTTGTATTATAGAGTTTTATAAGAATAAAAATTTAAATAATCTTCCTATTACTATTACTATTACTAATAAAGAAAATAATAAAGAAAATAATAAAGAAAATAATACAGATACTAATACAGAAAATAATAGTCATAAGATTATTACTGTTAGCAGTGAATAATGTATTTTCATATTTTGCATTATATAATGTAAAATATGATTTTTCAATAAGTCATATTTTGCTAATAATGCTAACTTATTCTTCTTTTATATAACTACTATTACATAATTTTTTTATTATTTTTTCTTCATTATGTTCCTTACTATTTCCTATTGCTACTAATGTGTGCGTATAATAATTCTGTTTATATTCATTATTTTGAAAATCTGGATTTTCTTTAGTCCATTTACTTAATGCGCAAAATTGCTTTGTTGATACATCTTTTATTGCTTTTTTTATCTTTTCTTTGTTAACATCTTTCTCCCAATTATCATCATCTTTAATATATAATGATTCACGTTTTAAGTCTGTACAATGAATAGGTCGTTGATATAATCCTAATTTACTCATATTCTCAATTATTACATTACTTAGACCGTTTACAAGTCCGTTTTGCTTTGTATAATCAAGCTGTTGTAAGCTAACTTGAATTGATTTTATAAAATCACTCATATTTATAGCATCTTTGCACCGCTCATTCAAAAATACTTGTATGTTAAATTTATTATTATTATTGTTATTTGTTATGAAATTATTGCCTATTTTTGGCAATAATTCGCTTATTTGATCCTGCTGTTTAATTATTATTTCTCTCATTTCTTTATTATCATTCAATAACTTAAATATTAAATCATTAGTTAATTCATTTGCTAAAGTTATTTGATTATTTGAAGTATCTAATGTTAGCCCGTTTTGTAATATTTTACATTTTTTTTTATGAGCATATAAGCCCTGCCTGCTTTTATATTTTTTGTCACAGCTACATATAAATTCAATTACATTTTCGGATTTTTTCCCTATATTTGTCAACGTTATGTCAACATTTGTATTATTTTTATGTTTTGCTGTGGCAATATGTTTACTATAATCTTTTTTATCACTTGTAGCATAGTTACAATTAATACATACAAATTCGCACCGGATTTTTGCGGAGTTTTTTGTCAACATTTGTCAATTATATTTTAATAGCAAAAATGTATTTATATTAAATACATATTTTATTTTATATTCCGGATTTTTCCGGATTTCTTGTAAACAAATGTAAAAAAAGTGTCAACAGAATATTAAGATTTTATCACAATTTATCACAATTTATCACTTTTTATCACATTTCTTCATAACATTTAAACCTTTGCGAGTTTTTATTGGTACTTTTATAAATTTTTTAACACCATATATGGTCTCAAAAAAATGCGGATTTTTGCGGATAATTCCGGACAAATTTGTCAACAAATGTCAACAGCCTATTTTCACAAATATTTTTTGAAAAATGTATGGTAAGGCGTTTTTTATGCGTTTTTTTCAAATCATAAAGCTTAATGGTCTTGTTTCTAAAAAAAATTGTAAAAAATCAAATATTTTATTAAAGGTTTACTGTTTCTGAAATTGGACATTTATAAATGTCCTTTTTTCAAAAAAATCTTGAAATATATTTCTGAAATTTTTGCACATAATTTACAAAGTTTATAAGTGAGACCATTTATCATAAGAAAATAAAAAACCTGTATTTTGGGGGTTTTAAAAGATCTTTTGTATACCTTAATTCCAAATATTAGTGAATTAATGAATTAGTGAATTAGTGAATTATTGAATATATAATAATTCATTACAATTATTCAAATCTGCTATTACTTTTGCTTGACATTTTTGTAAATTTTTTGATAATAGTTTACCAAAAGAGTTAGCTGTATGTAAACTTAAAATCACTTTATTAAATTCTTCTGTAAAGTTCAAATCATATTTATTAAGCAATTTACTTAAGTCTATTAATAATTGACTAGTTATTTCATCATTAGTATTTAATTGTAAACAACTAATAACTTCATTTATAAATTGTTGTTTTTTATTAATATTAAAACTGCCTAATAGTTCTTTTTCTTCTATAATAGTATATATTAATTTTTCTATATTGCTATAATTTTGATTATGATGTACATCACTAAAAAAAATATAATAAGCATTTTGATTTTCTTTATTAGGAAAACAACATATACCAAAATCTATTATGCCTAATCTATATTTTGGAATTTCATTATTTATTGAAGTAGTTTCATCATTTAAATAAAAAAATATATTTCCACTATGTAGATCGCAATGAATAACTGAATGATATAAAATTCCTAATATACCAAATTTGTTAAGTATATATGAAAATTCTTCTTTAATTGTTTCACTCATAGTTTCTATATCTTTAAATTTTAATCCACTAATATTTTCCATTACTAATAATCCCTCATATTTTTCAGTAATCTCTCTATAAACTTTTGGAAATACATATTCTTTATTATTTTTATATTTTTTACTAAAAATTTCTATTGATTCAACTTCTTTTATAAAATTCATTTGGTTTAATAAAAGTTGTTCATTATCTAAAAGCAGTTTTGTTATTTTGAGAGAATTTATGTATGGAATACATTTGCATATATAAGAAATATATAACAACTCATCAAATACATTTGTAAATTTTTGTAAAATGTTTTTTTTCAACATTTTAATAATTACTTTGTTATTAGAAGAGTCAATACCATCAAAAACTAGTCCTACAATACCACAATTTATTGGTTTATTACTAGTTAAAGTTATTGAAAACTCATCTTGTAATTTATCTAATAACTCATATTCTATTTCATTATTATTATAGGGAACATTATCAGTATATTTAATCAAAAACTCACGTTCGTCAATATTTAATAAATCTTTATTTAAACATAACACTTGAAATATTTTCACATATACAATATTTTCGAGCTCTAATTTTTCAGCTATTTTTTGTAATAATATTAATCTATTAGTAGGTATATTATATACATAATTTATACCTTTTTTGCTGTAATATTTAATAATTTCACACATAATTAAGGAAATCAATTTCACAATTCGTATATATATAGAGAGAATGTCAAACATGATAGTTTAATAATTTAATAAATATTAAGTTATTAAGTTATTTTTAATACTAATATATTAGTTATGAATTTAAATTAATAATGAATTCTTTTAAATTATAAAACATCTTTTTAAACATTAATCCAATTAGATTATTCATATAAATAGGTAGGTCATCTGTTATTGTTAATTGAAAATCTATTGAAAATTTAACACTAACTAATTTATCAGTATCATTAATGAAACTTATATAGGTTTTTCCAAAATTAAAAATCATTGGTTCGTATTTTTCAGTATTTAAATCTATTGATTTCAAATAATTAGCTATTAAATCTTTGTGTTCATATATTAAATCTTTATTGTAAAAGGTTATGTTATTATTTAAATTATTTAAATATTTTGTAGTTCTAAATAAAACATATTTTTGCTTGACACCTAATTCTTTGGCAATTTGTTTCAATAAAATACATACATCTGTTTCATATTCATTTATTGTATCAAAAATGTATATTTTTTCTATTAAGTCACTATTTACTTTTTCAAGTAAATCATAGATAGCAGTACTTAAAAGCAAATCTATATTTACTTTGCTAGTATTCAAATTATTTATGTCAAATTGTATATTATATGCTTTATTGTTGCTAGCAGGTATTTTGATTTCATATAGTAATAATTCTCCTTTATTACATATTAATCTTGGAATGAATTGATTATCCTCACTACAATACATTATAATTATAATTATAATTAGATATATAATTATATATTTAAATATAATTATATTTATAATTTTTGTAACATTTTTCTTAATATTATAAATGTGAATAAATAATCTAATAAATCGTTCGCGTTAAATTCTTTATTAAAAATAGGTTCTTTTAGTAATTTAAATTCTAAAAAATGTTGATACTTTTTCTCTCCACGTAATGGAATAATATTTGTGTATTTATTCAATAATTCGCAAATATTTGATTTTAATAATAAACTATAATACTTATAATTTTGTTTACTTTTAACATCTATTCTATTTAGACTATTTTTCTCGTTTGTATAAAATAAATTTTCTTTTGTCCTATATTTATTATATTTAATAAAGTTATGTTGAATAAAATCTAAATGTCCATATATTTTAGATTTTAATGTTTTATTTACACCACTATATGATATCAAATATGCGGCAGTGCTTCCACAAGCAATATGTGTATTATATGTATCTTTTGTTGGTAAAATACAATCACTATGTAATTGAATAATATCCCACTTGCTATCCAATAATTGAATTTCATATATAGATCTATTGAGATGTTCATAAAATTCTTCTTTATTGTATAATGGAAAAGCGTCATCTTCCATTATAAGAAAATAATGCATTACATCGTTTGCTTTTTGACAATAATTAGACATTATATGATTACAACATAATATATGACTTAAAGCACATCCTATAACAGATTTAGGAGTAAAATATTTAGCAAATATTGAAATGTTATTATTATATTCAGGACTCATATGTTTATTTTTTAAGGCATTAATTCCGCTAAATCTCTCAACTTGTAAACCAATATTTAATAAATAAGGTAATTGTTTGTCATAATTATATTTGTAATCATCTAAATTTATTACAAAAGTTTTTAAATTACTATAATCTGAATTTATTGGATAATTATTATTCATTGTTATTTATTATTAAATACTAATTTTTATTTAATATAAATATTAAATAAATATTAAATAAATATTAAATAAATATTAAATAAATATTAAATAAATATTATATAATATTATATAAATGGTGCTAATGTATACTGTTGCTGTAACAAAAGATAAAACAACAATTTATATGAAAGTGCCATATGATTGCCTGTCTTATAAACAAAAAATGCATAGAGGAATTCTTAAATTAAATATTAAGAGTCCGGTTGTTACACTAATTAGTGAAGAATTACAAAAAACGGATTAAGAAATAGAATAAAATTATTATATTTAAACTTGTAATTTTGTTATCAAGTCAGGAAGTGAGTTATTTTTTGAAATTGACAGCTGTGTCTTTGTTTTTTTTTCTCTTAATTTATGTATAAACCAATTATGTGGATTATTCATTGTCGGGTCAATTTGTAAATTGATTTTTATAACTTGTGACCGACAATGATTTGAGCAACATAAACAATCAAATCCAAAATATAACGCTGTAAATTCTGAAATTGTTTTATTACAAAAATCACAAGTAAATATCATAGTTGTTAGTATTTAATCTTTAAATATATTTATAAAATTATTTTAAATATATTTATTGTTTATTTTAAATCTTATGGTTAATATCTTCAAATATCTAAACTCACAATATTTTTATCGCTTTTTTGCTTACGTTTAGATTTAGTGGGAATTTTACCGCTCATTAAATCTTTTAAGTCTTCAACGCTAATTGTGCTTGCTTCATTATTTTTATTTTCATTTACATCTATTTGTTTAGTCTTTAATCCGCTTAATAACGAGGCAATATTTTGGTTTGATTGTGGTGCTAGCGAGGGCCCTTTCATTTCTGGGCGTTTTATACGTTCTTCATCATACGGATTGCCCTCATTGTTGCCCAGACTAGAACCCCGTGCTGTGTTAATATCGGGGCGATTTACAATATTAGGCATTCGTTGGCTACGGTCTGGTAATTTTGTTTCAATAGGTGCTGGTGGAGGTCCTGAATTTACATTTGGAGGCATTGAAGCTCCAAACCCAGGATTAGAGCCATTTCCGTTATTAAATAGACCATTCATAAACCCACCTAGTCCTGGTTTTGTTTGACCCATTGTATTAACTGCCGCTTGAGTAAATTGTTTCATTAATTCGGGATTTTGACGCATAATATCATCCATACCTGGCATAGAAGACTTGAATAATGTATTTGACATATGAACCATCATAGCGGAACCACCTAACTGAAATAATAATTTTAATTCAGCAGACATTTTAGCTTTAGATTTATATTTTTCGTGCAATTCAGCAAAAATATCATCATATTCGTCTATATTTTCATTTATTTGCTCACCCCAACCCTCTAATTTAATATCAAAAGGATCAAATTTAGTATTTAAAAATTCCAAACCAGTAATACATGCCATCATCATTTTTCCTTGAAATTTAATAGCATTTGTTCTTTCTTTTTCAGCAATAATAGTCTCATATTCGCCAATCATTTCATTTAAATTAGAGTCCATATTGTAGCGTTTACTTAATGAAACACCTTTCTTTTCTAAATCATCAAGCTTTCGTAAATATGTGAATTTTGCTTTTAATTCTTCCTCTTTTGTTAATTCGGGTTTTTGTTGTGTTTTATCCAGATTAACAGGAATATTATTAAATTTACCAAAACCATCCCATGTTTTATTTTCATTCATATTTGCAGTAGATTTTCCGAGGTTTATATTATCGCTGTCATTGTTTTTTGTAACTGGTTTAATATTTGCGCCGTCATTTTTTGAACCGCCAAATAAATCGCCAAAAATAGATTTTTTTTGCGCACTTCCAGAGTCTTGCTTATATTTAATTTCTTTATTTGTATTTGAGCTAATATTTTCAGAGCTAATATTTATTTTGTTTGTATCATTATTTTGTATATTTACCGAATTAAAATTTGTATCTTCAGAAAGTTCATTTAATTCATTTTCTAAGTTTGTAATATCTTCAATATCAATAGACGATGAGAATTTTTTATCGCCTTTATTTTTTTCATTCATTAATAATTCTATACCACCTCCGAAATTTGTAGATCTTCTTGTTGAACTAATTTCGTCACTCTTTTCATCATCATATGGCTCATTAATTTTAAATTCAGGTAATTTAATATCTTCTATAGTTAAAAAATCAGGCTCTATTTCAACAATATTCATGTAATCTATTATGTTTTAAATAGAAGATTAATTTTTAAATACTCCGCAATATATATTATATATTATATAATATGACGTAATATATAATATATAATATATTATAATATATCTAGTTTATTATCCAAATAATAAATTCCTTGAAGTAAGCAATCAGATAAGTCATCTTTTTTTGAATGTTTGACAAAAAATTCAAGATCATTTAACATATTTTTATTTTCTAATAATTGTTCTGTATAAAAAATGCTTAACTTTTTTCTCTCATTATATGAGATTTTTTTATCTTTATCTACAGATTTATCTTTGTCTAAAGATTTATCTTTGTCTAAAGATTTGTCTTTATTTAAAAAAGCTTTTAATTTATTTATTGCTGAAATAAATACAATATTATGATTATTACAATCAATAAAATATTGCGATACCATACCCTGTATAGACTTCATTCTATTAGCAATAGGACTTATTTGATTTTCAATAATAATTTGGTCTATACTAGTAAGATCATAACTATTAAATAGCTCATTAAGTTCATTTTTAAGACTTATTCCCAAATCAATCAGATTTACATTATTAGCATTTACATTCTCAATAGCCTCAAAACAAGTGCTATTCAAATATTCTTCTAAAATTTTTATTAAACCTGCCTTATTTATAGGTTTTTCGATTTTTAAATCATATTTTTCAACCATTGTTGAGAGATTTGCTACTGATTGTTTATGTAAAGTTTTTATATTAAATATTGGTAAGCTATACTCCGTTTTTTTGGTGTGATTTTTACAATAAAAATTAGCGTTTTTATGAAAATTAGCCTGTTTAGAACACGTAGTATTAGAACAAGGAATAAACTTATTGCACAGATTTATAACGTCCCATTTAATAATTTTAAAGTCTTGTGACCCATTAACAATACTATTTTTATCTGAATTATCAACTTCTAAAATAACATAAGCCAAATTTTTAATACCAATATCAATACTTAAAATTTTCATATTACTATATAATAGTTATTATATTAATATATAATAGTTATTATATTAATATATATATTTTGTTGCTAATGTTTTATATTGTTTACTTATATACTTTTACGTAATGTTGATATACATATAGAATAATGTATTCTATTAAAATAATATATAATTATAGCATATACCAAAGGGAAGATATATAATAATATAATATATCTAGAACTTTTCATTAATATTCCATATACCATAGCACCAAAACTAACTAAAACTAATAATAGCGCATATAGTCCAAAAATATAAAATAACATACAATAATCTTTGCCTAAAGGCGCCATCAAACTATCAAAAAATTTCATATTATAATATTATAATATTATATAATATTATATAATGTATTATTATGAATAATAATAATATATTATATATTATTATAAATATTTAAAAATATTATTTTTCTTGAAATAATAATTAACGTAATGTAGCAATACATATTGAATAATATAGTCTACTTGTATAATACATTAGTATATAACTAATTGAACTAATAAAATATGCCCCCATTACATATGCAGATTTTTTTTGAAAAAATCCGGCAACAAAAGCAGCAAAACTAAATAAAGCTAATAATAGCGCAAATATTCCAACAATATAAAATAACATACAATAATCTTTGCCTAAAGGCGCCATCAAACTATCAAAAAAACCCATTTTTATAATAATAAAATATTTTATTATTATAAAAGAATTATAAAATCAATTAATCAATTAATTAGGCTTTATTATATATTTGGTAACATGCTTTTGAGAGTCTAATAGTTGTCTAGATAAGTATAACTCTTTTAAATCACTTGTTTCATAACCATATGGTCTTATATTAGATACGGCACTATTAAATATATATGGAGTATGCTTATTAACTTCTAAATTTATTTTACTGTAATATGGACATACACTACACTCATTACAAGAATTTAACTGATTATTACTTATTATAGAAGCGGCATTAATTTGTAAATAATGCCTATAGTCGCTATTATTTTTAATATTATTATTTCTTTTAAGCATCTCATCATTTAACACTGACGAATAATAGTCACTAAATAATCTTGAATCATCCATTAAAGGAGGATAATCCATATTTATATTATTTGAACCCTTGGCACACGAACCATAATTCATATTATTATTATTATATATTATTAAAATTATAATTATAATTATTATAATTTAAATTAGTAAATTAGTAAATTATTAGATCATGCATTTTGTATAATTTTTATTAAATCAGCCTTTTTCATTTTCTGCGCTGTCTCATTATCTATTAAATTTCTTGTAACAGCTATTGTTTTTAAATCATCTACTTTCATTTTTGAATAATTTTTCTTTGTAACTCCATTATCAACTGTCTCAACTGTTTCAACGTTAGCATTTTCTAGATTATTTAAATTAATAATTTTTGAATTATTGTTAAAATCAATATTAAATGTATCTAAATTTACTGGCAAATTTTTAATAAAAGTTTCATCATCATTATTTGAAAAGTAAGGTTTAATTAAATCAATTTCTTCAAAATCCCCTAAATCTTTAATATTTTTTTCTAATTCTTTCTTTGAAATAGTTAATAGTTTTGATATATCAAATTCGTGTATATTTTCTCCGTTCTTATCTTCATTATTATCGCCTTCTTCGCCTTCATCGCCTTCATCGCCTTCTTCGCCTTCATCGCCTTCATCGCCTTCATCATCATCGTCATCATCGTCATCATCGTCATCATCGTCGTCGGCATCATCATCATCATCATCATCAGCATCATCATCATCGTCAGCATCATCATCATCGTCGGCATCATCATCGTCGTCGGCATCAGCATCATCATCATCCTCGTCATCATCATTATCAGATTTATTTAGGTTTATATCTTCAATAATGTTAGTATCACTGACATCTTTTTCGGAACAATTGTCTTCGGAACATTCATTTTCAGATACATATATTTTATCGCCTAATTTATCACCTAAATTAATTTTCCTAATTTGTTCAACCTCTTCTTTTTCTACTTTATTTTTATTATATAAGGAATTCATACTTTGCATTTGAATATTATAATTTAAAATAAAACTTTGCAATATTTTTCCATGCTCAATTACACTTCGTTCTAATAAATTAAATCTACGATAGCAATATAACATAATTGAACCGCATACTAATAATATAATACCAAATGTTAATAGAAAACTAGAACCTACAAATTTAAATAATATTGACATTATTATTAATGTTTAACTATATTATTTTAAGTATTGTTTAACGAATAATTATTATTTATTTATTTATTTCATATTTGTTATAATATTATCAGGATATTCTAAATCTTTAAGAACTTTTAATGCTCCTTTAACATTAGAAATACCTTTTTTAATTTTATAAGTATATTCAAAATCGTCATTGCTGGTATTTTTCTTAACTTTCATATAAAAATTATTGTTTTCGCTATTTAATTTTTTGCATAATTTATTATAATGTGTAGTTAGCATATAATCTATATTTTTCAATTTATTTAAATAATTTAAGTATCCATAAGCAGTAGTTATTGCCTCATCTGGGTTCGTGCCACTATAAAGCTCGTCAAATACACAGAAATGATTTTTGTCCTTATTATTCTCAATAAGTTGTAAAATATTTTTACATTGTCGCGCTTCAGCTTGATATAAACTATCCCGTCCTCCTGTATCTGGAATGTTAATATAACAATGAATATAGTCATATACTTTGACTGAAGCGCCATCAAAAAAACCACATCCTATTTGTTGACATAATATGATGTTAAATAATGTTGATTTTAATAAAGTTGTTTTTCCGGAGGCATTTGGCCCTGTAATAATTATATTTTTATCTAATTTATATGAATTCTTGACAATTTTACGTTTGGTTTCGTCAATAGTTTCAATATTATTTAAATTAGCAAAATATGAATTGTCAAAGTTTGTAGGTTTATTACTATTATAACTACAATAATTCATAACTTTATTATTAATATAATTTTGTATAGATTCGATGTTTTTTAAATAACCATTAAAGCCAAAAGAGAAATATAAGCTACTAATAAAATTGTCGTTTTTATTTAAACAATAAAAACATTTCATCAATTGACCAAGCTCAACCAATTTACTCATTGATAAAGAATATGGTGATAATTTTTTTAATTCACGCAAATAAGAATTAAAAATTGCTATATTGCTAACAATGCGCTCATTAAATACTTTATAATGGATTAAATTTTTTGTAAAATTCAAAAAATGTTCGTATTTTTTCAAAGTATCCAAAATATATAACTTTAGATCTTGTAAAGTATTGTGAATATATTTAATATTATGAAAATATTTAATACACCCATTTATATTCAAATATAATTGAAAAATATAAAATCCAAAACTAAAAAATATATATATTTTATTTGATAAATTTGTTTCACTAAAAGAAGTAAATAATTTACCAATAATGTGATTAGCAAAAACAGTCTTTAAATGATTTAAATATAATTCAAATGTTACATTATGACCTTGTAATTTAATTATAAAAAATGGCAATAGTAAAAATAAAATGGGAACTGCTAAAGAAATAATAGGTGTTGAAAGATTATAAACACTTAACGCTTGTAAAACAATACTATTATTATTAAGTTTATGTAAATATGGCATATCAATATATTGATAATTATTTATAAATCCATTATCGTATATAATTTTTTCACAATTATTATAAACAGCGCTATCTTTACATACATTTGGAATTGGACTATCAACAAATTCAACTTTTTTTATTGGACTATAATTTTTTATTAATTCTTGGGTTTCTAATAAGAAGTCTTTATTATTTGTATAGTATTTACTCCATTTATTGATAACATTTTTTTCAAAAACTGTTTTTGGACTGAAAACATGATAATATAAATTATAATTATTAGATGTATCTAATAATGTATTACTATTAGTAGCTAATTCATTCATAGAATTAGCCTTTACTAATTCTAAATCATTAATAATATTATTATTTAAGACAAATAATGAATTTGTGTCTAAATATTCGATAGGTAACTTAAAAGCATCTATATATTTTTCTTTACTATTATATTCGGCTTTTTCGTAGAAATTTATTATTGAGCTAATTAGTTCCATAATATATTTATAAAGTGTAAATACTTTATAAATATTAATATAACGAAAATAATTAAAAGAATAACATTAAATTTTAATATTATTAACACTATTAATGATTATTTATGACATATCATTCATTGCTAGTTATTATAAATCTATAGAGCATGAAAAAATAGATTGTGTTATTCAAACTTTATTAAATAATGTATTAGAAACTATTAATAATGATACATTATTAAATAATTTTGATTTAGATAGTGATAATAAATTTAAAAAGAAAAATAAATATAAAAAATATGATAACAATAATAGCAATAATAGTAATAATAGTAATAATAGTAACGGCAATAGTGCAACAAAAGAGAATTTTATTTTAAGTAGAACTATTAAAAATACTTATGTTAGCACTAAAAAAAAAAATAATGAAGATAAAAGCAAATTGGACACTATTAAAAGTAATATTAAAATAATATTAAATAAATTATCACCTGCTAATTATAGTAAATTAGAAACCGATTTTTTAAATATTTACAATGACTTAATTGAACAGGACAATGTAGAAGAAAATAAGATTATTGATAATTATATTATTGAGCATATATGTTATAATAATTTATCATATAGCGCTATATATGTTAATATACTTTTTGCATTAATTGTTAATTATTATGTTAAAAATTATAACTTCGAAAATATATATATATATAACTTGCTTAAAGAAAAATATAATGAGCTTTTAAAAATAGAGGACATTATTAAAAATAATATAGAAGATGATGAATATACTATTAATAAAAATAATGATAAATATAAGTGCTTCATTATTTTTATAATAAATTTTAATAAAAAAATTTATTATTATGAATTAGAAGATATTGAAAAAAATGTCTATGTGAAACATTTATTTATTAATTGTTATGTAATTGAAGAATTTGTAACTTTATTTAATAATTTTTTTATTAATAATTTAAAAATAGAAAAAAATAATAGTTATTGCGAAATCATACTTGAATTTTTAATCATCATTTATAATGAATTATTTAAAGAGCTAATTATAATAAAAAAAATAGATCATTCTTTAAATTTATATAATACTATTAAAACACTAGTATCAAATGAATGTGGATATGCTAATTTTACAAATAAAATTAAATTTAAATTAATGGATATTGAAGACAAGTATAAAAAATATATATTATAAAAAATATGTTATAAAAATATGTTATATAAATATGTTATAAAAATATATAATATATATAATGATTAATTCAAACATTAAAAAAGACGTACAATATATTGTAACAAACAACATAGATAAATCTGATTTAGATAAGGAGGCATTTGTATATAATGCAAAAATATATAATAAACATATTAAATTTGTTTTAGGTGTTCCTAAATTTGATTATTTAAGCAGTAAAATTTTATATTTTAACATTTATTTAGTAAATAATAGTTCAATAGTATCTAAAATAGGTATATATGAAACTAATAATAATGACTATACTTCTTTATTAGATCATAATGGGGATATTGATTTAAACAAAATGGCAGAACCAATTATGTTTCCATTTTCTAAATCGTTAATTACGAATAATTATGAATTGATAGATGATTTTGAAACAAGGTCTAATGCAGCGAGCGAAACAAGCGAGGGTGATACTTCTAATGAAAGCATTAGCTCAAATGATATAGATGATAGTCAAGATAGTGAGGTTAGTCAAGTTTCTAACAAGTCAAATATTAATTATAACTTAATGACTTTAATTAGCCAAAGTAAAGAAGAAAGCGATTATGAAATTGCTAATTATGAAGAAGACCCTAAAGATGAGTGGGTTAATAAATATTTAAGAAGTAATAAATACGAAATCGTCGATAATGAAGGCGCTGGAGATTGTTTTTTTGCAGTTTTACGTGATGCTTTGAAAACTGTTAAAATAGAAACGTCTGTAAAAGCTATTCGAGAAAAATTAGCAAATGAAGTTGACCAAAATGTTTTTCAAACTTATAAAGAGTTATTTGACCTATATTATAATAATATGAAAACAACACATGAACAGTTAAAAACATTGAAACATAAGCATTCTACGTTAAAAAAAATGATTACAGGAACAAGTGATGGTCCTGATAAAATGAAATTAATTCAAGATGCAAAGGACAATTTTAATACATTTACCTCTATAAGCACTAAAGGCAAAGAATTAGAAAATCTAGCGCAAGAGTTTCAATTTATGAAAGATGTAAATAGTGTTGAAGATCTTAAGAAAGTAATCATAGAAGTTGGTGGGCGATATTGGGCAGATAATTGGGCAGTAAGTTCATTGGAACGAATATATAATGTAAAATTTATAATTTTATCACAGAACCATTTTGTTGAAGGCGAAAAAGAACACGTTTTACAATGCACTAGTCCTGATATACAATTAGAAGAACGAGGACTATTTGAACCATCATATTATATAATAGCTGATTATTTTCAAAACAATCACTATAAATTAATTACTTATGATAAAAATGTAAAGCGAGGGGCTCTTACATTTAGCGAAGTGCCTTATAAAATTAAAGAGTTGATTTTAGAGAGATGTATGGAAAAAAATGCTGGACTATATGTATTAATTCCTGATTTTAAAATGTTTGCAAATAAAAATGGAGTAGAAACCGTTAATATTAGTAAAAAGAGTAGCTACGATACATTAGTTGATACTAAAAAGCCTAAATCGCAGGATTATGATGACGCAATTGTCATTCAAGTATATAATAAATCAAAACACGCAAAAGTAGGCGAAGGTTCTGGTGAAACAATTAAACCAGAATTAAAGATCTCTAAAAATGTTCTTGAATTAAATAATAAAAAAAAGTATCCCGAGTGGCGCAAA